ATACACGCAGCAGGTCATCGCCCAGACGCGGCGCATTGGCCCCAGCAGCGTGCAAGACACGTCGCAACGGATTGGCAGCGCCAGCGTGCAGGGCACGCGGCGCCGCATTGGAAAGGCACCCGTATGAGCATGGTCGACAGCCTGATCGCAGGCGACACGCTCGACTTTACGGACGTGGTCGCGGACTACCCGGCCACCGCTGCCTGGGTGCTCAAGTATCGCTTGGTGCCGCGCTTTACCACGCCGGTGCAGGCGCCGGTCGAGCTCACCGCCACCACCGTCAACACGACGGACTACCGGGTGCAGGCCACGCCCACGGCCACGGCCGCCTGGACGCCCGGCACATACAACTGGTTCCGGTGGGTCGAAAAAGCCGGCGAGCGGCAGAGCCTGGGCAGCGGCTCGCTAACCGTGCAGGTCAACCCAGCCACGGTCGCGCAGGGCGCGGACATCCGCAGCCAGGCTGAGCGCGCCATTGATGACCTGCGCACTGCCTATGCCGCCTTTGACGGCACCCGCAGCGAGTTTTCCATCGCCGGCCGCAGCATCAAGTTTGCAACCCGCGCCGAGATCGTGCGGCAGCTCAGCTACTGGTCCGTGCAACTGAAGCGCGAGCGGCGCGCCAGCGCGATGGCCGCCGGCCTGCCCGACCCGTCCATTCTCTACGTGAGGTCCGGCCGTGCTTGAAGCGCTCCGCAATCGGGTGGCCCGCTGGATCAGCGGCGGCCAGAATCAGCCCGCCCGTCAGGTCATCAAGGTCGGCGGCCAGCAGCGCTATGCCTCGGGCTTCAAGTCGCGCCTGCGCTCGGGCTGGTCCACGCCCAATGCCAGCGCCAACGCCATGCTTGAGACCAACCTCAAGCAAATGCGCAACAGCGCCCGCTCGCTCATGCGCGACGCCAGCTACGCCAAACGCGCCGCCGACATCATCGTCAACAACGTGGTCGGCACCGGCATCGGCGTGCAGGCCAAGGTCAAGAGCACGCGCGATGGCCTGCGCGACAACGTCAACGCCGCGATCGAAGAAGCCTGGGCCGACTGGTGCAAGCCACAAAACTGCAGCGTCGGTGGCGAGCTGCACTTCAACGACCTGGAGCGGCTGCTGCTGCGCGAGGTGGTTGAGGCCGGCGAGATCTTCGTCAAGGCCCACCTGCGCCCGTTCGGTGACTCGGCCGTGCCGCTGGCGCTCGAGGTGATCGAGCCAGAGCGCATTGCCGACGAATATTCGCGCGTCGCCAACACCGCCGCCGGCAACGTCGTGGTCATGGGTGTGGAGCTTGACCGCTACCACCGCCCGCAGGCCTACTGGGTGCGCGACCATCACCCCGGCGACCACCGCCTGCTCGCCGGCACGCCTGACACCGTGCAGCGCGAGCCCGCGGCGCTCATCTTTCACCTGCGCGTGTTCAAGCGTCACCCGCAGACCCGTGGCGAGCCGTGGCTGCACACCGCCATCAACAAGCTGCACGACATGGATGAGTACAGCGAGGCCGAGGTCACGGCCGCCAGCTCATCCGCCAAGATCTTCGGCAGCATCAAGAAAAATCCAGACCTCGCCGACCCCAACCCGGCCGGCCCCAGCGGCACCACCACAGACGACAACGGCGCGCGCCAGTTCTCAATCGAAAACGGCGTCATGTACGACCTCGATCCCGGTGAAGAGATCATGATGCACGCGCCCAACCGCCCCAACACCGCGCTCGACCCCTTTTTGCGCTACATGGTGCGCGAGGTCGCGGCCGGCATTGGCGTGAGCTACGCCAGCATGTCGGGCGACTACTCGCAAACCAACTACAGCAGCTCGCGCCTGGGCCTGCTGGATGATCGTGACGCCTGGAAAGTGTTGCAGCAGTGGTGGGTGCGCACCTTCCGCGCGCGCCTGCATGCGCTGTGGCTGCGCCAGGCGGTCTACTCGCGCGCCATTGAGCCCGTGCGCGTCAATGAATACGTCGCCGACCCCGCCAAGTTCGAGGTCGTGCGTTGGAAGCTGCGCGGCTGGAGCTGGGTCGATCCCGCCAAGGAGGTCGCCGCCTACAAAGAAGCCGTCAAGGCAGGCTTTACCACCGTGAGCAAGGTCATCGACCAGACCGCAGACGGCAGCGACCTCGAAGACATCATCGAGCAGCGCGAGGCCGAGCTGAAAGCCTTTGCCGAGCACGGCATCAAGGTCGACACCACCGTCATCGAGGCCAAGCCACCCGCACCGGCGGCAGCGCCACCGGCGCCACCTGATGACGACGCCGAAGACGATGCTGATGAAGATCAGCAAGACCAAGAAAACGAGCCGCCTGCGCGGCTCGTTTCATTTCGGAGGTAACCCCGATGGACGAATTGAAGGTTGGCGCGCTGCTGCGCGACGCCGGTGACAACTCGATCGTGCTGCGCAAGGCTGCCGAAAGTGGCCGCGCCACGCTCAGTTTCAGCGCCAGCAGCGAAGAGCCCTATGAGCGCTGGTTCGGCATCGAGGTGCTCGACCACGGCAAGGGCGCGGTGCGCATGGCGCGCTTTGAGCGTGGCGCCGTGCCGCTGCTGTTCAACCACAACTGGGACGACCCCATCGGCATGGTCAAGAGCGCCAGCGTGCGCAATGGCCGGCTGATGATCGACGAAGCGGAACTTTTCAGCACCGCGCGCTCGGCCGAAGTCGAGCGCATGGTCAACGAAGGCCTGCGCAACGTCAGCGTCGGCTACCAGATCCACGAGCTCACGGAAGAAAAAGGCGAGGTCTACCGCGCCACCGACTGGGAGCCGCTGGAAGTTTCCATCGTCACCGTGCCGGCCGATTCCACCATCGGAGTAGGCCGCGCCGTCGATCAAACGCCACGCGCAGTGCGCGTCGTGCGTGCAGTTTCCCCCACCGCGGCCCCCGCCGCTTCTCTGAAAGGTAGCCTCATGGCAACCCAAGAACACGCCGCCGCGGGCGCAGTCGCGGACATTCAAGTGATCGACAACGGTGCGCAAGAGCGTCTGCGCATCAAGACCCTGTCCAGTCTGGGCAAGCGCCACGGCATTCCTGACGGCGAGGTCGAGAAGTGGATCGACACCGGCGTCAACGAAGAGCAGGCCGCGCTCAAGTGCCTGGACGTCATCGCCCAGCGCGCCAAGTCACAGATCAAGGACCAGGCCAGCCACGTCGGCCTCAGCGCTGACGAAGTCAAGCGCTACTCGCTGGTGCGCGCCATTCACGCCGTGGTGCACAAAGACTGGGCCAAGGCCGGCTTTGAGGCCGAGGTCAGCAAGACGATTGCCCAGCGCATGGGCAAGTCGCTGAGCGAGCACAGCTTTATGATCCCGCTCGAAGTGCAGCAGCGCGTTTTGCAGGTCGGCACCGCCGCGCAAGGCGGCAACCTGGTCGGCACCGACTACCGTGGCGATTCGTTCATCGACGTGCTGCGCAACCGCTCGGTCGCTTTCCGCGCCGGCGCGCGCCCGCTGCCCGGCTTGATGGGCCCCGTCGCCATTCCGCGTAAGACCGCGGCAGGCGCTGTGGGCTGGGTCGGTGAGGTGGGCACGGCAACGGTCAACGAGATGACCATCGGCCAGCTCACCATGCAGCCGCGCCACATTGCCGGCTACCAAGAGTTCTCGCGCCAGCTCATGCAGCAGGCCTCGCCGGAAATCGAAGCGCTCATCACCACCGACCTGGCGGACTCAATCGCCGTGGGCCTCGATGCCGCAGTCATCAGCGGCACGGGCGCCAACACGCCGACCGGCATCCGCTTCCAGTCGGGCCTAGGCACCGCCAACCCCACCGCGGGCACCAACGTGGCCTACGCCGACATGATCCGCTTCCAGTCGACGGTGGCCGGTGCCAATGCCATGTTCGGCTCGTTCGCCTACCTGACCACGCCAACGGTCGCAGCCATCCTCATGGGCAAATCGCGTTTCACCAACAGCGACACGCCGATCTGGGAAGGCGGCATTCTCGATGGCCGCGTGGTCGGCATGCCGGCGTACAGCTCGCTGCAGCTCGGCACGGGCACGACCCTGGCCGGCGACTTCTCTCAGGTGCTGGTCGGTGAGTGGGGCGGCCTCGAGATCGAGGTCAACCCCTACGCCAACTTCCAGGCCGGCATCGTCGGCGTGCGCGGGTTCTACACCGCAGACGTGGGGGTGCGCTACGCCGCCGCGTTTGCGGTCGGCACCGGCATGACGGGCTGATCCGCCATGGCGCTGACCACGCAGCAAGAAAACGGCTTGGTGCGCGCCGTGGCCCTGGTCGGGTTCTACCGCAATGGCGACATTGTGGAGCCCGGCCAGGTGATCGAGCTGCCGCGGTCTGAGTTCGGTTTGCATCGCATGTACAAGCAGGTCGACTTCGCCCCCGCGCCGTCGCCTGCCGAGGATGCGGCGACTGCACCCAAGGCCAAGCGCAGCAAGTAGGCGCGCACCAAGTAGTCAACTTCGCACGGCTAGGGCTGAGCTTGCAACTCGGTCCCGAAGAGCGCGTCACCCACCGCGCCTGCCGTGCACCTTCCTCGTGGGTCTTCAGGGGTAGAAGACATGGTCTGGAAAAGCAACGCGCCGCAGGGCGCAGAGTCCGCCAAAGTGCGTCTGGACGTGGTGCCGTACATGCACGGCCGCGTGCTCGATCTGGGCTGCGGGCCTGAGAAAGTGTTTCCCGCCGTGATCGGCGTGGACAACGACAAGGACCTCAAGCTCTTTGGCATCAAGGCGCGGCCCACCGTGGTGGCCGACTGCGCCACGCTCGACCTGTTTGCAGATCAGAGCGTCGACACCGTCTTCAGCAGTCACTTGCTGGAGCACATTGAAGATTACAAGGGCGCGCTCACCCACTGGTGGCGCGTGCTCAAGCCGGGCGGCTACCTGGTGCTGTATCTGCCGCACGCCGATCACTATCCCAACATGGGCATGCCGGGCGCCAACCCGGACCACAAGCACGACTTTCGCAACGAAGATGTGCTTGACGCCATGCTGGCCGTCATGTCCAAGAGCGGCGCCGGCGCCGACCTGGTGGTTGATGAGGTGCGCACGGGCGGCGATGAGTACAGCTTCCTGCAGGTGTACCGAAAGCGCTCGGACGAGTGTTACGCCTACGCGGTGCAACAGCGCCCGGCCAAAAGCCTCGGCATCATCCGCTGGGGTGGCTACGGCGACGCACTCTGGATCAGCGCCATCCTGCCCGCGCTCAAGGCCGAGGGCTGGCACATCACGCTGTACGCCGGCAAGCAGACCGAGGTCGCGCTGCGGCACGACCCGCACCTCGACCGGATTGAAGTGTTTCCCGACAACCTGTTCGGTGACGGTGCGGCAACCACGGTGCTGCAGACCGCCTACTGGATGCACCTGGAAACCAAGCACGAGCGGCTGATCAACCTCATCGGCTCAGTCGAGGTGACGCTGCTGCCCAGCCCGGCCGAGCGGCGCTTCTTTCTGCCCTATGAGCAGCGCAAGCGCTTGATGGATGTGAACTACATCGAGCAGGTGGCGCAGTGGGCCGGCGTGCCGTTCGAGAGCGTGGCGCCGGTCAAGTTCTACCCCACGGCCGAAGAGCAGGCCTGGGCCTTGGTCGAGCGCGCCAAGATCAACGGCCCGCTGGTGATGATCAACCCGGGCGGCTCAAGCGCCACCAAGTGGTGGCCGCACGCGCAGAAGCTCATGCACCTGCTCGACGCGCAGGGCGTGCACTCGCTGGTGGTGGGAGACCTGAAAGGCGCGCCAATCAAGCCCACCAGGCTGGGCCGCGTGCTTGGCACGGATGTGGACATTCGCAAGGTGTTCGCGTTGGCGGCGCTGTGTGACGTGGTGGTCGGCACCGAGTCTGCCATCGTCAACAGCGTGAGCCATGAGCAATGTTTCAAGGTGGTCACGCTGTCGCACAGCAGCGCCAACAACCTGACGCGCGACTGGGTCAACACCCTGGCGCTGGCGCCGACCGACCTGCCGTGCTACCCGTGCCACCGCATTCATGTAGACGGCACCTACTGCAACATCGTGCCCAACCCGGTGAGCAGCGCCTGCCAGTTTGCAGCCAGCGCCACGGTGGTGGCCGAAGAGGTGCAGAAGTGGTTGCGCGGTGACATCAAGCAGGCGGCCTGACCATGGGCACCCTCCAACGGTTTGACGTGATGGCCCTGCAGCAGCGCTACGGGCTGCAGGCGTTTGTCGAAACCGGCACGGCTGATGGTGACAGCCTGGCCTGGGCGGCGCGGGCTGACTTTACGGCGCTGCACTCGATCGAGATTGTGCGCAAGCTGGCAAACGCCGCAATCGCGCGCTTTGCGGGTGACCCGCGCATCACCGTGTGGTGCTGCGATACGGCCCTGGCCATGCCGAAGGTGGTGCTTGAGCTAGGAGACTTGCCCACGCTGTTCTGGCTTGACGCGCACTTTCCAGGCGCCCACCACGGCGCTGACTATGCCGCCGAAGCTAGGATCGACACCCGCCTGCCGCTCGAGCGCGAGCTGCAGGCCATTGCTGCCCGCGGTGCGGCGCGCGACGTGATCTTGATTGACGACGCGCGCATCTACCAGCCCGGCCCGTATGAAGCCGGCAACCTGCCAGACGACTGGCCGCCGTTGCAGGGTGTGACGCGCTCGCTCGACTTTGTCCGCGACCTGTTTTGTGCAACCCACAACGTGGTTGTCGATTACGCCGACCAGGGCTACGTGATGGTGTGCCCAAAGTCGCAAAGGGTTGCGCATGCTTGAAACCGACATTGATCGCCTGGCGTATCTCACAGCGTTTGGCGAGCAGGTGACCATCAACGGCCAGCCGGTGTGGGCCGTCGCAGACAACGCCTACGTCAACGTGCTCGACCTGGCCGCCGGCACCCGCCCGCAACTGATCGCGCGCAGCAGTGACGTGGCCGCCGTGGTGACCGGCGCGGGTGTGGTGATGCAGGGCACCGCCTACAGCGTGTCCGAGATCCAGCCGGACGGCACCGGCATGACCACGCTGCTCCTTTCCAAGAGCTGACCATGTCCCACGTGCGCCAAGACCTGCGGGCCGCTGTGGTCGCCGCAGTGACAGGGCTCGCCCAGACGCAGGCGCGCGTGCATACCGCGCGCGTGTATCCGCTGCGCGAGCTTGATATGCCGGCGCTGGTGGTCAACACCACCAGCGACAGTGCCGAGACTGAGGGCGGCATCGACGTGCTGTATGTGCCGCGCGTTGTCACGGTCGAGGTGCAGGCCTTTGCACGCGGGGCCAACCTCGCCAACACGCTCGACACCATCTGCGAGCAGGTCGAGATCGCCCTCGGTGCCGCGCTCACCGTGCAGGGCAAGGCTGTGCAGTTGATCTACCAGGCCACCGAGATCGAGTTCGATGGCGAGGCCGAGCAACCGATCGGCCGCGCCGCCATGACATTCAACGCCACGCTTTACACCGCGAGCAACGCGCCGGGCACGCTGCTCTAGGTTCGACCTCCCCCGGCATCACGGAGCAACAACATGGCAATTACCCTTTCCACGGGCACCGTGGTCGCCGTTGCGTCGACCTACGGCACCGCGGTCAACATGACCGCCATCACCAACGCCGCCAGCGCGGTGGCTACCCTGGCCTCCGGCCACAGCGTCGTGGTCGGTGACTTTCTGGAGGTGACCAGCGGCTGGGACCTGCTCAGCGGCCGCATCGTGCGCGTGAGCAACGTCTCCACCAATGACATCACGTTCGAGGGCATCAACACCACGGACACGACGCTCTACCCGGCCGGGTCGGGCACCGGCACTATCCGCCGCATCACGGCCTGGACGAACGTCACGCAGATTCGGAACATCGCCCCCGGTGGCGGCGAGCAGAATTTCGTAGACGTGACTACCATTGTGGACCGCGTGCAGAAGCAGATCCCCACCACGCGCAGCCCGCAGACTTTACAGCTCACGGTGCTCGATGATCCCGCGCTTTCTTGGTACACCGTGGTCAACGGCGCGGCCGAATTAGCCAAGCCCACCGCGCTGCGACTCGTCTTTCCAAACAACAGCCGCCTGGTAGCCAACGGCTACTGGTCGTTGCAGACCACGCCCAACGTGGCCGCCAATGAGCCGCTCACGGCCAACATCGACATCAGCTTCTCGGCCACGCCGACGCGGTACAGCACATGAGCGACATTGAGCAACTCAAGGCGCGCGCGCTGGCCGCGCGCCGCTTTAGCGTCGTGGTGGACGGCCGCACTTACGTGTTGCAGCTCCCAACTCAGCACGAGCTGGAGCTCGCAGCCGCCCGTAAAGCGGCCGGCGAGGCTGGTATGGTCGAGTTTTTCCGCGCTCAGCTCGAACGCGCGGTGGTGGGATGGTCCGACGTTACCGACGCGGTCTTCGTCGGCGGGCAAAGTCTGGACTATGCGCCGGTGCCCTACAGCCCGGAGCTTGTCCCTTGGCTGCTCGACGCCCAGCCGGCAGATGCCGAGCAGCTTCGCGCGGCCCTGATCGAAAAGCTCGCCGAGCGGCGCGCTCGCGTGGAGGCCGCCGCAAAAAACTAGTGGAGCGCCTCACGTGGGAACGTTCCCGCGGCGAGGCGCAGAAGTTGGCCGCCATGGGGATGGGCGAGGCCGCCGCCGGCCCGCCCGACTGGCACC